GAGGCAAAAGCAAAGGCTGAAAAGGAAGAAAAGGAGAAAGCAGAGAAGGAAGCTCTGGCATTAAAAGAAAAGGAAAAGTCTCAGTCCAATGATTCAACTAACACGGATGGTGACATTCTCAATACTGCCCCGGTTGACTCCGATACTCAACCGGATAGTACGAAGGAGAAGAAACCCACCGATCCCCGTGACCTTGTCATTGAAGAAATGAACCAAAAGATGAAGTCATGGGATGGTCGAATTAAAGCTGCTGAAAATCGAGCAGCGGCGGCTGAACAGAAACTTAAAGACGCAGAGGCTAAGGGAAAAGATAAGAAGGTTGCATCGGATATCTCCCCTGATGAAGACGATGCCGAATTGGGTAAGTTCTTTAAAGAGTATCCTGATCTGGAAGGCCCGATTAAAAAGGTGGCTGAACGAATGGCCACTAAGATTTTCAATGACAAGATTGGCAACAAGTTAGAAACGCTGGAAACAAATCAAGCGTCAGCGCAGGTTACGGCAGATAAAAAGGCCGACTCAGATCACATGGCCACAATAAATGCCGCCCACTCTGATTGGGAAAAGATTTATGACTCAGGGGCACTGCACACTTGGATTGAACGCCAGCCCGGATACTTGCAGCCAAGATTGACTGACATTCTTAAGACCGGGTCGGCTGACGAAGTGATTGGTCTATTTACCAGTTACAAGAAGGCCGCTGGCAAAAGCAAGGACACCTCAACCAATTCTGTTAGTTCTAAGAAACAGGCGAAGGCTTCGGAAATGGAAGCAGTACCGGCCAGTACAGGCGGCCCAAAAGAAGGTACTGTGAAAATTACCAAAGACGACTTCGATGGAGCTTGGGACGATTTAGAAAAAAAGGATGAAAAGCAGAAGTAACCTTTATCTTTATAAGGAGATATCATTACTATGAGCCAAGTAAATTATGGAGACATTTCTCCACGAACCGCAGCCTACGTTGTTAGAGAACTTCTGAAACGTGGAATGCCCGTACTGGTTTTTGAGAAGTTTGGTCAGTCTAAACCGCTTCCCAAGAACTCGACTAAAACAGTTTCGTTTCGGCGTTACTTTCTGAAAGACGCTTCTATGTCCACGTTTACACCGGCAGCGTATTTCTCAACCGACAACTTTGATCAGTCGAAGAAACAGTTGACTGAGGGTGTGACTCCTTCAGCGACCGCTCTTGACAAGCAGGATCTCACAGCCACGCTAACACAGTATGGTGATAGAGTTGAGATTTCTGATGTGGTCATGGACACGCACGAAGACCCTGTCCTGCAAGAAGCCATTGAGGTTCTTGGAGAGCAAGCTCCTATAATTCTGGAGTCGGCACGGTTTAACGTTCTGAAAGCTGGAACCAACGTCATTTACACCAACTCCGATTCAGCCCGGACTGACGTTGATACAGTGCTTGCGCTTAAAGACCTACGCCAAGCAGAGCGTTCACTGGAGCGTCAGCTTGCCAGACCGCTGATGTCAATGGTTAGAAGTACCCCGTCTTACGGTACTGAGGCTATCCTGCCAGCGTTCGTTGGTGTATGCCATACCGACCTGCGTTATAACCTTGAAATCCTAACCGGTTTCACCAGCCCGAAAGACTACGGTAATATTTCACCGTGGGACAACGAGATTGGTGCGATTGGTAAAATCCGCTTTGTTGCCTCTACTCTTGTGGAGCCGTGGCGAGGTGGTGGTGCAGCCGACTCTGGTGCCGTTCTGAACACCGGCGGTATTACTGACGTGTACCCAATCCTTATTTTTGCAAAGGATGCCTATGGTCTTGTGCCTCTAAAGGGTAAGGCCAGTATTACTCCTATGATCGTGAACGCCAAACCTTCGGATTCCGATCCGCTGGCACAGCGTAACCACGCATCTTGGAAGGCAATGCAAACGACCATTATCCTTAACGACTCATGGATGATACGGATCGAATGCGCAATCTCCGATGATGATGCTCTATCTGCCTAATCCGATATTAGGTAACTGAGCTAATCTGCCTCTGGTCGATGGAATCCCTCCCCATCGGCCGGGGGTTATATCGTCAAGTGAGGGCTACCTTGTGACCAAGCAGAGAAGAAGGGAGTTACTTTAAAATGGAATTAAAAGGAATCTGGAGTTGGAAAGACTCCGAAGTCAAATCAGAAGCAGACCGTCTTAAGATTAAAATAGACGGCAAGTACAATCGCAAAGCAGTAATCAATGCGATTAAACTGGCACACGTTGAAGGCGAAGTGAACGATACACGGGATCATGTCAAGGATCTAAAAGACAAAGGCATTGATCTTCGCAAAGTGATCTTTCACTCAATTGGTGAGCAGGACATACCTTATGTCTTCGTGGGTCATAACGGCCGTGGCTTTTACATTCCCAAAGAGATCGAAGTGGAAGTCCCGAAGTACATTCTTGATTCGTGTATTAAGGATGCGGTGGAAGATCGCTTGTATCCTGCGACAATGCAGGACGGAAGCATCGAATGGAAGTCACGCAAAGTTCAACGTTACCCTTACAGTTTCGTTGACTAAATAGGAGATCGACATGGCCACTACTTATCAACAAGTTATTGATAAAGCAGAAATCATATTACAGGATGAGGACTCTGATCAAACCACCAGACGTTGGACTGAGGACGAAATGCTTGGGTGGGTTGCAGATGGAGAGCTTGAGATAGCTCGTCTAAAACCAGATTCTTATCCTGTGATTGAGGCCGTGCAACTCGCAGCCGGTTCTCAGCAGTCTTTACCCTCACGGGCAGTGATGCTTCTGGACGTACTCAGCAATATGGGTACGAATGGGACAACCCGTGGAAACATCATAGACATCGTTGAGAAGAGTATAATGAATGCTCTCAATCCGGGCTGGATGAGTGACACGGCAAATACCGTAGTTACACATGTAATTTATGATACCAAACGTGCCCCTAAATTGTTTTGGGTTTATCCAAAGTCAGATGGTACAAATTACATAGAACTTATGACCGGCAAACTCCCTGACAATGGATCGAAAGTAATCGGGGATGCTATCCTACTTGATGATGAATACGCAACTGCGCTCATGCACTATTGTCTGGCACTCTGTTTCTCAAAGGACACAGATATAGCTGAGAGTGTTGCACGCTCAAGAGGGCATTACACAATATTTCTAAATCAGCTTGGCCGCAAAGAGCAAGCAGAAGCAATCTTCGGGCCGATGAAATCAAGGGAGACTGAATAATGGCAGAAACTAATATCACTGAACTAAAAAACCTTGTTAAACCAGACGTGCTATCTTGCCCTGATCCGATTGTCAATCGGGAAGTGCTTACCGTCATATTAGAGTTTTGCAAGAAGACCAATGTACTTCAGCGAGAGTTTCAACTTGACATTGATTCAAATGACATCGACACGGACATTCAAAACTGTGTTGACTTTGATATCTCTGAGCATTCCCGTGACCTGCGGCCAGTGACAATATTAAGTCTGATGATTGACAGCGCAATGTATGTTCCTTATAAAAGAAACATTCGTAATACCCTTACTGATTTTGGAAGTATCGACACTGGAGCAGGAAGCACGCCTGATAATGATGATAGGTTTAAATTTTATTGGGTTCCGAATAACCATACGATCAGAGTCTTCGACATGGCCGCTGATATGAGTACAATCTATTTCAACATCGCAGTTAAACCACTGAGAGACGCTACCACAATTGACTCCGCTTTATTTGAGGATTGGTCAGAGGCAATCGTTGCCGGTGCCAAACATAGACTACTCAAGATGCCAGCAAAGGCATGGACGGATCTGGCTTCATCCCTTGACTACAAACGGGAATACCGTAAGTTTATGTCTCAAGCAAAGAAGGCAGCTATGTCCGGTGGCACCTCAGTTCACCAAGAAAACATTAAATGGAAAGCATTTTCCGGGGGAGTATAAGAAATGGCAGACTTAGCCCTACAAATATCTAACAACGCCACGGGTCAATTGGATGCGATTGTCTTGGCCGGTGCAACGCAGCTTACACTAAAGGTTGGTGAAGGTGCTGAATTTCCAGCAACGGCTGGTGACAATTACTTTTATGTCACGTTACAAATGGCAGATGGTAATTGGGAAATTGTAAAATGCACCACCAGAGCCGGTGATGTCCTCAGTGTAATCGAAAGGAATCAAGACTCTTCAACTGGCGCAGCACAAGAGTTTGCCGCCGATGATATCGTTAGTCTT